TGATTACCTGAAGCTAAATTAATATTATCATATACATGGTCTTCTACTAAACAAGGTAGTGATTCTAACTTACCTGCATACCTAAAGAAACCATTCTCTGACATCCAATATGCAGCACCATCAACCTCAACACATGCGTTTTGTCCAACGAGTCCACAGTTAGTACCTGCTTGTGCAAACGCAAACGTAAACGGAGCTCCAACAAATCTTTGAGTAAATAATGCAGTATCTGTCCAAACATAAAGAGCATCTCTACCTCTAATAGCTCCTCTGATTTGTGATCCGTCGGCTAGTCTTTGCGTACCGGCACTATTAGTTGCTGTTGGTGTATAAGTATTTATATCCTCTTGATTCGAGAATCTTATAAACATATCGTCTTGTGTGGCTTTGTCTCCAATAGTTGTTTCTGTCCCAAAAAAAACTAAGTGCCTGTCTGGTGTTGATACAACCATGTGTCTTGATGCAGTTGGTGCACCAGTTATAATTGTGGCTCTTGTTTCTGTTGCATTTCCTAAACTAGAATCCCATTCAAAAACTTCACCATCATGAATTAAACAAATTGCTTTATCTCCAAAATTATCAATAGACCACATACCGGGATCTAAAGCTAGACCCTCTTGAGTTTGTTCGTTCCACGCACCATAACCCGTAGCACTTGTAACAGTTACACCGTCGCTGTGAGATGCAGCTGTTGTGCCTCTGGTGCCTCTTGTTACACCGGTTAAAGTGTTACTGTTAATACCAGTATACTGAATCATTTCAGTTCCTATTAAAACAAAATTAGTTCCTGTGCTTGGAAACTGAGATGCGTCTGTTAAAACTATTGTTGTGGTAGACGAATTTATAGCCCCATTTAAAGTAGTGGTTACGGCTCCTGTGTCTACACCTCCATACGTTCCTAAACCCCAACCAAAACCTTTTTCTTGTACAGCAGATCCAACTGGAAAATAATGTTGAACTCTAATACCTCCAGATGTGGTAGCACCTGATCCAGATTCATTTGATGGCATGGTTATTGTTAGGGTTGTTCCACTAGGAACAGATGTCACCATAAATTTTTTATCATCAAAATCAGAAGCTGCAAAATTAGATCCTGTAATGGTAGAAAAATTATCTAACAATATTATATCTTGAGGGTTTATATTGTGAGCCGTGGGAAAAGTTATGGTTACCGTCGGTGATCCATTGGTTGTGCTAAAAGCACTTGTTAAAGTAGTGGTAGTTTTTATAGGGTGTATGTCATAAAATACGTTACCAGAAAACGCATATAATATTCTATTTGTTCCAACTATGGCATATCTTCTGCCCTCACTATTTACATAGTGATGTAAGCCTCTCCCTGCACCAGTTAACTCATTTGAATTTAATTGTCCTAGTTGATTCCAACCCCCTATTTTCTCAGGGATGCCGTATCTAAATCTAACATTATCGCAATCAATCCACTGACCTTCGGCTCCTGTGGGTGTAATTTGTTTGTTTATACCGGGCTGAAAACCTATTTTTTGTAGCATAATATCTTGTATATCAAATCTGCTCTAAAAATAAACGAATTATTTAATGGTCAAATGAACAAAACTATCACTACTAGGATCAGAAATATCTCCTATTGGTATAAAATTACAGGCTAAAGATATTCTAGGAACATTAGACTCATGCAAACACACCTTATGGTACATCTCACTAGGAAAAAATATTATCATATTATTCTCTGGCTTTATTCTAATAGTTTCAGAATTAAAATTATTATACTCAATTGGAGTTAGCTGAAACATCTTATTAACGTTATAATCAATAAAACTTAGCATTCCTGCTTTATCATCAACGTCTATATATAATATACAACTAATGTATGCATTTCTATGGTTATGAAAACCAGACTCTTCGTTCTTTTCTGTTTTAGTAAACCAAGATGTTGTCATGGTGAATTTATGTTTATATCTTAAAACATTTTTTGTATAAAAATATAACTCATCCATGATTTGTTTTTTTAAATCTTTAAACTTAGGTAAATTTAAAATGTTTTTACTCTCACTAAAGCTAGATATATTTTTAGGGTCTTCAGGTATTCGATGTCCTGCCTTTACAAATTTTTTACCTATTAAGGTATTTATTTTTTTATGATTAAGTTTTATTTTATTTATATAAATTACCTTTGAAAACACAGGTAGTACAGCTCTTGTTTCTTCCATATTTTTCTCCTATCTAAAATTATAAGCCAAGGATATTCTTTGTTCCTCATCTAAATGTTGTTCTACAAAATGATCGATGTAGCTTCTAAATATTAATAACTTACCTGGCTGTGCTTCATAAAAAACAGGTGTGCTAGGTGAGTAAGTAAAATTGTCATATTTAATATTATCAAAAACATGTGGTCTAAAAAATACTTTGCTAGCTTTATTATTAGCCTTTAAAAAATAAATACAGGATATTACAAAACCAAAATGATTGTGCGCCTCTTGATAATCATGTTTATTGTATATATTAAAAAATGCCTCGCCCTCAAACTTCATGTTATACGACATCGTTGTTTGTTCCATGTACTCTTTAATTTTATCAACAACCCACGTATTAAGTTTATCAAACTGTTTGTCTTGAAGTAAATTATGTTTTTCAAACGTAGTAAATAACTGACCATTATTTAAAAACGATTCTTTATTATTATATTTATTAGAAAAAGAATTACAGTGATTAACTAACTTTTTCTCTATGTCAGTGTGAAAAGGACAAAATTCATACCCTATTGTTGTTGGAAATAAATGCTCAATATTCATAGGATGTATTAAAAGATATTATTGTTTTTCTTTTGTTTGTTGTATTAATAGGAGATCTGTGGGGCCAGTATGCAGGAAATGTAATTAAATCTCCCTCTTCTATATTTAAATTATTGTGTCCTTTTATTTCTGTGGCACATGTTGGGTCTGGTAACTCTATAAAATAAACGTTTGTAAAATGTGAACCAGCATGAGTGTGCCAATCATGCGTAGAGTCTTTATCATAAATCTGAAACCACCAGTTATGTGTAATTAATTTTGTAAGATTAAAATCTTTTAATCCAAGTTGTTCCGCTATCCTAGTGTAGTATTTATTTATTATCTCTTTTATATATTTTGTAAAATATGTTCTTTCAATATTAGATGGAGTTTGCCAATCAGTGGAGGTAACATTTCTATAATTATTTTGTTTTGTTTTGTGTATTTCGTCTAGGATCATTTGTTTAATATTTGAGTGTTCTTTTATTTTTGTAATTACCAAACCCATGAAATAAAAGAATACCTAGCTCCTTTCTTTACAGGGTTTACTCTATGAGGATATAAAAAATTAGATGGAAAAACTAACACGTCACCTTGTTTTAATTTAAAGGTCATATCGTCAAACATTATAAACTCTCCGCCTTCAAAATTATCATTTAATGCACCAACACAACTAAGTATAGGAACACCTTTTCTTTGACCATCAAATATGGACGCGATGTGATCACAGTGATCGGACATTTGTTTATTTTTTTTATAAATATTAAATCTAACTTCGGTGTACCCAGTCCATTCTTGAAACCAAGGAAAGTCTAAATGTTTTACATAACCACGAATTACGTGCCACAAAAGTCTCATTATTTCTTGAGAGTTATTTGATCTCATGTAAAGATTATCTAATTCTTTATTACCATTAAGAGAGGCAACCTCCTCATTGTTTCTGTTATGCCATTTATGCATTGACCAGTTTTTTTTATTTTTATTTATTTCTTTTATTGTCTCTTTACATAATTTAATAGGTAATGCGGATTGAGCTGTTAAAACATAATCTTCTAATTTTTTTTTCATATTAAAAATAATTAAAGTTAATTGTTATTCTTCTTTTTTGATCAGTGCAAATAGAACTAGAGTGTGGCTCATGTGGGTTAAAAAACACGGCTCTGTTTGCTTTCGGCAATATTTTTTTATTCTTAAAATATGTTGCCCCATTATTGTCGTTTATATAAAACAAACAACCTTTGTGTGGATAATCATAATCTTTATGTGGTCTATGTATTATTTTCTTTCTACCACCTGTATACATATTACCTTTTATTCTAATTAGGGCTTTGCACTCTATCTTTTCTAAAAAAGACTCCCATAAATTAAAATAATTACTATTTGGTGAATTGTTAATAAAAAATAAGTGTATGAAATAATAATAATCTATGGGGTCATTTTCATCTGTTATTTGGTCATTATAATAAAACGGAAAACTATTACCACAGATAATATTTTGTATTTTAAAAAACTCGTTATCTGATAGAAAATTATCTACTACTTTGATCATTTAATTTTATCTTTCATAAAATCCTATATACTTGATTTTTATTTATTTTCAAGTATATATTTATGTTAGAAATATGAAATACAAAATTGATGCCATTTTTCCAACACCTATTTACATAGCCTCTCTAGGTAGAGAATTCAGTAAAACAGAAATAAAAGCCATGGATAAGATAAATAAAAGTATTCATAAAAATGAAAGTAATTATATTTCAGATGATTCATATATTTTAGAAAAACCTGTTTTTAAAAAATTAAAAAAAGAGTTATTTACACACTTATTAGAGTATAACAAAGTTATTACACAATGGAAAAATGTAAAACCATACATAACTCAGTCTTGGTTAAATTTTACAAAAACAGATGAGTATCATCACATACATGAACATCCTAATAGTATGATATCTGGTGTGCTTTATGTAAACGCTAATCCTGAAAACGACATGATTAGATTTTTTAATAATTGTTATAAAAGAATTAAACCCGAAACAAAAAATTGGAATCTCTACAACTCTGAAAGTTGGTGGTATCCTGTTACTTCAGGAGATCTTTTATTATTTCCTTCAGAATTAACTCATAAAGTAGATGTTAAAAAAGGAGATAATCTTAGAATTAGTCTGGCTTTTAATTCTTTTGTAAAAGGAGTGTTAGGAGATAGAAAAAAAATATCAGAACTGGAGATAATATAATGCAATCAAAATATACAACAAAACAAGTTATTGAAAAATATACAAACGAAAATGGTTTTTCATGGGGAGTGAACACTGTCATGGACTCTTTAATTAGAAACACTGAGTATGAGTTAAAAGCTTGGGAGGGTAATTATACCTTAGAACGTTGGCATAATGAAAAGCCTTCATCACAAGAGATACGAGAAGAATATATACGTCAACAAACGATAGCAGAGTGTATAGAATACTTTGAAAATAAGTCTTTAAAAGGACGTGTAAAAAATTTATTTAAAAAATTATTTAAATCTTAGGATACCCAACCAGCTGTATTATCTGCTTGGTAAACGCTTTCATCCCATTGATAACTACCACCATCATCTGGATAAGGTACAGGTGGCTGCCACTCACCAATTATTCCAGACCCCGCTACATATGTCCAGCTAGGTGCGGGTTGCACAGGAGTAAATTTTTTAGTTGAAAAGTCATAAGTAGATCCAGGCGTAACTTCATTAGTGGCTTCAACCCAAACTACACCGGAGGTTTTTTGACAATGATTTATAAACTTAGCTCCCTCTTCCTCTGTTGGAGCATCACTTTCGCCAACAACAATTAAGTCAACCATGACGTTATTTTCATCTAATTTAGCAAATCTTTTCATTACGTTGTATACGTCCCTGTAGAAGTAAATACCATGATTGTGTTAGATCCAGATGTAGAAACTGTAGGTGAGCCCGTAGTGTTTCCAGTAAAGTTAGCAGTTGGAACAGATAGAACAACTGTACCATCTCCACCTTGACCACTTGAAGGAGAAGCGGGAAATTTTCCTCCGCCTCCGCCGCCACCTTTACCATCAGTGCCAGCTCTTGGGGATGTAGATCCGTCACCAGAAGAAAAACCATTTCCTCCACCGCCGTTTCCTCCAGATTTACCTGGAGCACCACCTCCGCCACCTGCGTATATGATAGATGAACCTGTTATAGAACTTGCAGAACCGCTTCCTCCGTTTCCACCTGGAGCGTTTCCGCCAGTGCCTCCAGCACCGCCTCCGCCACCAGTGTTTCCTGGGTTAGCACTTCCTCCATTATTTCCTTGACCTGGTATTCCAGCACCTCCCGCTCTTTGGTTTGATCCTGCATCTCCAGAACCACCACCAGAGGCACCTGGACGACCTTCAGGACTTGAGTTTCCTCCTGGACCTCCAGAACCACCACCATCACTAGTTACTGTAGTCACATCAGTTCCTGCGATAGAACTACTTCCACCAGCTCCGCCTACTGTGATTGTAAGCACTGTGTTTGAATTTGCTATAAAGTTTCCAGATCTGAAGCCGCCAGCTCCGCCGCCGCCTCCACCGAAGGCTCCTCCGCCAGTTCCACCGCCACCTATTGTAAGGTGATCTATTTGATATGGTGGTCCTCCAGCTCCGCCTCCTAGACCTAGGATTCTATATCCGAATGATGACATACTCTATACTCCTTTTATTACGCGTCGTTAGCAGCGTCAGTAGTAAAGAATAATTTAATTCCAAGAAGTTTTGCATCAGCATCTAGATCATCCTCTGACACGTCTCTAGATACTTCGAAGAAAACATATTCATCTACTGAAGGTGAACCAGCTATTGTAACTGCTCCACTTTCTGCTGTGACGTCTAAATCGTTTGCTGTTCCACTGTGTGCTTTTGCAGATGGTCCAACTGCTGTTCCAAAAGCAGTATTAAGACTATCGTTGTCTGCTAATGCTACACCAGCTAATGTAAATTTTGCAGTACCAGTATCTGTTGAGTCTGCTGTGAAAAATGCTTGAAAGGTTACTGTCCCCTCGTTCCATGATTTAGGAAAAGCAATTGCAAATTGTGCAAACTCGTCAGAAGTTTTATCAAAAGGCAGCGCTTTAAGTTCTGGTCCATTTCCTAATTCTGTTTGAGTAAGAGCTCCAGCACCATTTGTAGTGTTAGGATACATGGCCACTGCAGGAACCCAAATACTTTCTTTGCCTGCAACTTTAACTGCTGATCCATTCGATTGAACAGATCCAGTTCCTTTTGCAACTAAATTTAAACTAATATTTGTGTCATCACCTGTAGCAGAAATGCTTGGTGCATTACCTGTTGCAGCGTTAGTGACATCGAATTGGTTTACAGCTGACGATGTTGTTTGAAATACAATTTGTTCGTTAGAATTTTCATCTAAAATACCGTGAGCGTCATCTATAATTATGTTATTATCATTTGTATCTAAGTTACCACCAAGTTGAGGTGATGTGTCCTCAGATATCTCTGTTAAACCTAAAGCAATCTCTTTAATATCTGGATTTGTACCATCATTAGCTGCAGCAAAAACAACTTTATCTCCCTTATCAGTTGCTGAGAAAGTTACAGTTGATCCTGATCCAGAAACATATTTAAATTGAACTGTATGTGATCCTGAAGTTGAGTTTCTTAAAATATAAAAAGTTTGTACATCTAAAGGAATTGTAACAATTTGATTTCCTGTAATTGTGCCTGTAAATTCTATCATTCTATGTGCTAGAACCGCACCAGTTGATCCATCAGAAACTGATAATGTTGTAGTCTGTGCACCTCCAGCTATTGATTGTTGAGTAAATCCGCCAGATATTTGTTCAATAATGCTTAAATTAGTGTTTGTTTTTGTTCCCCATGTACCGGCGTTTTCACCAGTTGCTTGAAGCTCTATTCCTAAAGGTGTAAATGTTGATGCCATATTTTTCTCCTATGCAACGTTACTATAACTTGTATTTGATCCAGTTGCAACATCTGTATATGATGAATTTGAACCTGTGTCAACTGCTTGATATGCTTGAATTCCAAAGCCTGTAGAAGTTCCAAATGCAGCTATAGAGGATGTTGTAGACAATCCTCCTATCGTAAATGTAGCATCAATTTTAAGTGATGGAGAGCCAACAGAAGTTGTCGCTGATTGTCCTGTTACTCCCATTACATCCGCAGGAGATAGTGCTCCTTGTGCAGAAGTCATAGATAAACTTGTAGGAATAATTATAGGATTTGTGGTGATAGCTACATCACCTAACGCTGTTGTTGCACTAACTCCAGATACACCCATTACATCTGCAGGAGATAAATCTCCAACAGAAGCTGTTGCTGATTGTCCTGTTGGGCTCATCACATCCGCAGGAGATAGTGATCCTTGTGATGCAGTTGCTGATTGACCTGTTGGAACTAAATCAGGAACATCACCACGCATAGTTGCTGTTCCAATAGATGAGGTTAATGCACCAGGAGATGTAATACCAAGTGATAAATCATCTATATCAAGAGTAAATGTGCCAAAAGCATTATTATTCCAAGCTTTAGCACCCCAAGTACTATTACCTAAAGTCGACTGTAATTCAAAACCTGTTAATGTTGCATGAGCATCATTTGATTCACCCCAAAATTCTTCACCCCAACCATCACGACCCCAACCAACTTCGTTATACGCTTCTACTGTACCAACGGTTGTAGATAATTCTAAACCTGTGACTTCAACACTGTTATCATTAACGGCTCCCCACTCACCGGTGCTCCAAGTTCTTCCACCCCATCCTGTTTGAGGAACACCCATATTAGTTCCATCACCGACAGA